AGCGCCGACACTCTCGAAGTCGAAACCGCAATAAATTGTATACATGCCACAACTAGGGTAGCTCCCGAAAAGCGTATTGCCTAACGCCTGTTGTGGCTTGTTTTATAGGCAGATTACGGAGGCAAGTAATCATGGGAACAAATTATTATGAGCGGCGCAACCGCTATTCAGACGAGATTTTAGTCGCGTGTTATCTGAAATATGATTCACAAATAAAGGCGGCAGATGAACTCGGATGTAGTCGTGAAACCATAGCAAGAGCCTGCCGTCGTGCGGGTGTCGTTTTGAATGGGAGAAAAAATAACAGCGATCATAAAGGTAATGGCGGAGGCGGCTCTCCTCGCAAGATAACAGACGAAGAGCTAATAGCGGAATCCAAAACAATGACTCGCGAAGAAATTGCTATTAAGCACAGAATGAATGTCTGCAACATAGACCGCAAATTGCATCGGCTCGGAATATCGTGCGTTAAGGCCGCGCCAAAAATGCGGGGTGCCGTAGGCAAAGGCGGGAATTATCGTTCTCGTGCTATGGCGTTTGGGGTTCAATATGAACCGCATGTTACTTTAAAAAAGATTATGAAACGTGATAACGGAATCTGCAAATTATGTGGAAAACCAGTCGACGTAAGGGACAGAAAGGGCGGCGGCGCAGGGTATTATTATCCAACCATTGATCACATTGTCCCCTTGTCGAAGGGTGGCGGGCATACAATGAGCAATGTTCAGCTCGCTCATTTAATTTGCAACTCTAGGAAAGGAGCGGACAATGCCGAAATACAAACAGCCTGATACCGCTATCCCAGAGTCTATTGAACAGGCATGGAGAGAAAGCGGAGAGATTGGCGTGTGCAAGGCGTCAATTGTTAAGTATGCAAAGGTTCTGGATATGACAGACAGCGGGCGCGATATTAAGCCGCTTGTATCTGGAATGTTTGAAATGATTGACCGGCTTAAATCCCTCGAAGCAAAGCAGACCACGAACAACACAACGCCTTTGCTTCGGATTCTGGACAAGGCGGCAAATGAATAAAGGATGTCAAGAGCCTACTATTCACGTTGTAGAACCATACACGCGGACACAGGGGCATCTTGCAACGGAACTTTCCGCGAATTATGGGCTTGCTCCGCACCGATGGCAAGCTGATATTCTGGACGATTGGCTAGCAATTGACCAAGACGGGAAGCTAGTACACAGCTACTGCGTTTTGGAGGTTCCGAGACAGAACGGAAAGACTGGCGTGAGCGACCCGCGCGAGACTTGGGGATTGGTCGTGCGTGCGGAACAGATATTGCACACCGCGCAGGAGTTCCAGACAGCTAAAAAAGCGTTTGATAGACTACGCAAGAAATTCGGTGATAGAAAAAACGACCCGTTTGCGGAATACCCAGAGCTTAATGCACTTGTTGATCATTATACAGTTAGCGCGGGACAGATGGTTCTGGACTTAACAAACGGCGGACATATAGAGTTTAGAACACGCGGCTCTAATTCGGATATGGGGCGCGGTGGCACGTTTGACCTTGTTGTTATTGATGAGGCACAGGCATACACGGAAGAACAAGACGCGTCATTGTCTCCGCTTAACTCTGCCGCCCCGTCAGGCTCACCGCAAACAATTCTAATGGGAACGCCGCCGTTGCCCACAAGTGGCAAAGGGCTTGTGTTTGTAAGAGCAATCGAGAGCATACGGACGGGCAATATTAAAGGCGCGTGTTTGCATGAATGGTCTACGGACACATTGAAAGAAGCTGATAATCCTGAGACATGGTATCGCAATAATCCGTCTCTTGGTTATCAGCTGTTATTTTCGGCAATAGAAAAAGATTTTGCGAGCATGTCAATAGATACGTTCGCGCGTGAACATCTTGGATTTATGCCGAAAAAATCTGAATTGGGCAATTATGCGATAAGCGCGGAAACATGGGACGCCTGCGCCGCAAACACGCCAAAGCCACACGGCAAGACGGCTTTCGGCGTTAAGTTTACGGCAGACGGCTCTGAGGTCGCGTTGTGCGGTGCCGTAGTCGCGCCGAATGGATATGCACGCATAGAACTGATTGACCGCAGACCAACAGGGCTCGGGATGCAGTGGCTTGCGGAATGGCTTAATGCACGGTATGACAAAGCCTCTTGCGTGGTCATTGACGGAAAGAATGGAGTCGATGCCCTTGTAGACAAGATAAAGCCCACATGGAAGCATAAAGATTCTGTCATCCGTCCAACAGCTAAAAGCGTCATAGCGGCAGTATCAATGCTGACTGATTCGCTCAATGTGCGGACGACATCATGGTACGCACCGCAAAAGGACCTTAGAGAGAGCGCGATCACGTCGATCAAGCGCCCCATCAGCGGCGGCTGGGGCTTTGGAGGCGAGAATTCTGCACCAATTGAAGCGTGCGCACTGGCGTATTGGGGAGCGAAGATGTCCAAGCGCGACCCGACTAGGAAAATGAGGATTGGTTAGATGAATTTGGCAAGCAACATACAGGTGGTCGGGCTTCCGTCTGCTGAACTGAAAAAGTTTAATACTCTGCTCGGAATCTACACGGCGCATCTGGGCAAGAACTGCGAAAAAGACCGTTATTATGAAGGCAAGATTTCACTGCAGGAGGTCAATCTTGGCATCGCATTGCCGAAGACTTTCCGCGACCTGCAGATCGGGTGCGCGTGGGGCGCAAAGACGGTCGATGTACTGGCGGCGCGGTCGATGTTTGATGGTTTCGTGAATGCATCGGGCGAACAGTCTGATGAATTGACGGACATTGTGCTGTCAAATAATCTGATCGCGGAATATGGCAAGGCGTGCCGTGATGAGCTGAAATACGGCTGCACGTTCGTCACGCTGTCTGGTGATGACAAAATCGGCTGCAAGATTCGCTTCCATTCGCCGCAGACTGCTGCCGCGCATTGGAATGGAGAACTCGGCAGGATTGATTATGGTTTTGCCGTGATCGACAGCAAGCCGGCACGCATGAGCGAAGATTCGGAACCAATTCTTATCAACTTCTATACTGATGATGCAATATGGACACTGAACAAGGTGCAGGATGTGTGGCGCGCTGAATACCATCCGCACCGCATGGGGCGCCCGTTGATGGAGGCGTTTGTCTGGAACGCGACCAGCTCCAAGCCGTTCGGACGGTCTCGCATCAAGGAACCTATCCGCAGGCTGATTCAGGGATACGTCCGCACGATTGCCAATGCGACAATAGGGCTTGAGTTTTCCACGGCTCCGCAGAAATACTTGCTCGGCGTGACGGACGATCAGTACGATGCAATCATCAATCAGAAATTCAAACAGTATATCGGCAGTATCATTGCGGCGACAACCAATCCCGACACGGGCGAAAAGCCGACATTCGGACAACTCCAGCAAGGGTCCATTGCTCCGCATGTTGAAATGATGCGTTTACTTGCCACGCAGTTCTCAGCGGCGACCGGCTTGACAGTGATGGACACGGGCGTGGTCAACGATGCGAATCCGACATCTTCGGACGCGATCCTCGCGCAGACGCAGACGCTTGTGAGCATGGCGGAACAGCTCAATCACAGCAACGGTGACGCGCTTCGGACTGTGGCGCTCATGGCGCTCGCGATCAAAGGCAACACTACGACCGAGGCGCTTGCGGATGAGCAGAAGAATATTATCGCACATTTCAAAAATCCCGCGATGCCGTCTGTGGCGGTCACTGCTGACGCCGCCATAAAGATCGCATCGGCGCGTGAGGGTTTTGCCGGGACAGATACGTTCCTGGAGATGATTGGATTCGACCAAGCGGATATCCGCAGGATCAAAGCGCAGGAACGCATGAACCGCGGTCTGCAGATCGTGAGTCAGCTGGAGGATTAATCAATGTATATCTCCACAAAGGACTGGCGGGAATTTATCCGCAAGATGTCTGCGATTAATTCAAAAGCTGCTGAAGCAGTCCGTGATTATGTGGCACATAACGGATTTGCTGATACGTCCGCGCTGATTCGATACTGCCACGCAGTCGCAGAGCAGTACGGTACGGCATCGGCGTCGCTGGCGGCATTGATGTACGATACGATAGCAGAGTTAGAGGGGCTGTCACTCCCAGCGGCAGAGCTTGCGGAAGCGCCCGGCTATAAGGATGTCGCAATCGCAGTTAATGGGACGCTCAAAACATCGCAGAATCCCGATGAGATAGGTGGAAGTGTGGCGCGCCTTGTTAAGCGCACTGGACAGGATACCATCCTATACAACGGGATGAGAGACGGCGCGGAATTTGCATGGATTCCAAGCGGTGACACATGTGATTTCTGCATCATGCTTGCATCGCGTGGGTGGCAGGATATCAGCGAGAACGCATTGGAAAATGGGCATGCACAGCATATCCATTCCAATTGTGACTGCACATACATGGTGAGACATTCGCCGGACTTCAACGTCAGAGGATACGATCCCGACAAATATCTTGCCATTTACGAAAACGCCGACGGTGACAACTGGCGTGAAAAACTTAATTCAATGAGGCGTGATACATACGCCAAACATGCAGACGAAATCAATGCGCAAAAGCGCCAAGCCTATGCGCTGAGAATGCAACCAAAAAATCGGTAACTAAGGCACGTTTAACAGCGTGCTTTTTTATTTGTCCGGAAGGACGTAAAACATTCAACCGTTGAGATGCAACCTCGTAAAAAGCGTA